GTTGAATGTGGCTTTGATAATAACATGGAGATGCATCAAGCGATGACGGGAATCAAAGATGCGTCCCAGTAAGATTGTGGAATCATGGAGAAGTTAGTGACTTCTGCAAGTCCATGACGAGCATCATCACTCAATTTCTGAAACATCTGGGTGTAAACTTGGATCTTGCCTTTTTCTTCACCGTCTGGGCTTTGAATGGGGTTGAACCATCCACACACCAGCAATCCGTGCGATTGGTAAGTGGCTGTAGGAGATGTTAATGCATACTTATCTGTTCTCAAAAACGAGCAATCTACTTCAAACACAGCCTTGGTTCCCTCCTGATACACTGTTGGATTTACAGGCTGGACGGTGTAAGGCGTTGATGGTGCTTCCACCCCTGACCACTCGTCCAGGTAATATGATTTTAAAGTCTTTAACACCGGTGGGCCATATTGGGATCCAACTGCAGAGACATTTGGACCATTGAGCCAAATACAGAATGGAACCCAATTGTGATAAGTTGCCATTATATCTGGTTGTAGCCTTGCTATTTCAGTTTCAATTCGCACAGTTTGACCTCCTCGAATTGCACTAAATAGATTGGCCAATGGAACCCTCCTTTGAAAAGGCTTAATCATAGTGGCATCTGCATCTGTCCAAGGTCCTTCAGGTGCATAGTCGTTCCACGTTTGCATTGGGTTGTATATAGATGCAATGAGCCTAGTTGTTGACAAATCATGTTCCGTTCTAAAATTAGAGCGCTTAGTGTATTTTTTCATAGGTAGCTTAACTGAAGTTATCACGTCGGTAATATCGTTTGGTGTTCTGATTGATTCCTTTGACAACATTATAGCCTGTGTTGATCCTATTGATGAACTGTAGGATGCATACTCAAAATCATCCGATGTTGAAAGTGTTACATGACACGTTATATTAGTCGGTGAACCTTCAGGGGAAATCAATGGTGTAATTGCGTATAGAGCTAACTTTCCTAAAGCATACTTCTGCACTGTGGCATCTGTCGCGGATAAATCTTGTCCTGGTCTAACTGGACAAAACAACCATGGGGTTTCTGCATTATATGGTATCTCTATTTCAACTTCTCTTTGGTCTCCACCAATATCTAATACCACTCCATGTGATGTGGAAAAATCTGAAAGGATGGAAGGTTCAGCGTCTTTGTAAAACATAGCTGCGTAAATCTTGCATGATTGAAATCTATTCATATAAAACCTCAATTTATATTTCAATCCTCCTCTCCAATACTTAAAATCTTGGGTCAAAGCATCCAAAGGTGTTATTGGTTGGTTGGCATTACTTTTCCAGAACATACAAGGTGTAACATATGTAGCAAAAATAGTCGAGTTAACTGCTGTGGCTGCTGTAATATTAAAGGATGTGTGAAAATGGTCTTTTTGAGTTAATGATTTAATTGACATCTCATCCATAGTGGATCCAAATGTAGTCTTATCTGAAACACGCTGAGCTCCAGAATTAAGCATGGGTCGCTCTATGGGCTGAGGATTATTAGCATTGTTCATAGAATTATATTTTATTAAAAATGGGTTCGGATTTGTAGGAATTGGTACCGCATCCATCATAGATGGGTTTATATCTAGTGTGTCACCGGTTAGGTTAAATGGTAAAGTGGAATCGATAATGTCATTCATTGTATTATTGATATTTGTAACAGTAATCAAACCTTGAGTTTGTCTAAGAGATGGTGCCGTGACAGGACGCAAAAATCTGAAGACTGGATTTTCAACAAAAGCTGAAATAGTTATAGTAACAGAAGTTTGGCCCGCCAATGGAACAATAGGTACAAACCTAACTGTATGAGCTGTTAAAAATGGATCTATAGCATTTCGGAGATATCTAAAGGGTACAACTAAATCAGTTGTATTCGAATTGTCTGAATAATCTAAGATGGCATGATGTCTGTAATAAGCATTTTGAAGTGAAGATGTAGCACTAGAGTATGATCCTGCATATGATCCATATGTAACAACTGCAGCCATGGCTCCAAGAGCTAATGGTGTGCCTTGAACAGATATGAGTAAATGAATATCTCCTCTAAATGATTTAAAAGTATTACCTATATTTTGTAAAACATGATTAGCTGCAAAGTAATCACCTGGGAGATTCAATGTCAACACATTTTGACCTATTGTATTGGTTGGAGTTATTTGGAATGATCTAATATAGAAAGGTTTCTTCAAGGTGTTTATATAAGAATAGTCCACCTCATGAATATCTGTTACGTCAGCAGTAGATGGTATATTCTCCACTGTCAGATTATTTTGAGCCGTGTAAGCGGAACCCATTTCTGAAACGATGGGCTTTATAGGAGTAGCTTGATATAAACTCCTATCAGTCGAAAATGTTGAGGAGACTTGTTTTTGCTCTCCTTCTGTTTTGATACTTTTAATAGTACCGAGTAAATTATTTGTAATTTGTTCTTCCATATTTAGTTTCTCCTACGAGGAAAATTTGTTTTGGTGGTTATCTAACACCACTTTTATGATCTAATCTTGATCCGTGTTAAGTCACATGCCTTATTATCTTTGAAATAGGATCTAAGGCTATCCTATCGGATTGTACACAATCATTTTAAACGTAACTAAAGTCCATTTGTCCATTATACAAGTAATATTGTTCGAGAGAAATGAAATCCACTAACTCAACTTTTAAGTGCTTTGCTTTAATGGCGTTATCTAATTTAGAGTATATATCATCAAAATATTCTTTACCCCAAAAGTAAGCATATCTCAGGGCTGTTTGACATATCATCTCGGTGGATCTCAAGTCATGATCTCGCTGCCACGATACCATCTCTTGAATAACTTCTTTCTCCAGTCCTGCTTGGTATTGACCTGTACTGTTATTATATACAAAATGGGACTTCAAATAAAAACATTGATTGAGTGGTCTAGAAGGTTTTAGCTCCTCATCCTTATTTGATGACGTATAATCTATGCCATGACTCTTCATAAAGGATCTAAGCTCGAGAGCATCCCAACTTTCGTTCACTAGATTTGTAAATCCTATAATATGGTCATCTCCATGAGCGAAAATCTTTATGTTGTCTCTAAAAAATTGATTATTATGGTACTGTATTGGTAAGACTCTGAGCATAGACATAACGACATACATTCTATTCACGAAACTATTAAAAGACGTAGTCAATCTTGATCCTGATGGGTTTCCTTGGAATTTCATATAAACTTTATCGAGAACAAACATGGGAGCAAAACAACATCCTGTACATAACAAATGTCTATGATTTTGATACTCATCTCCATAAAACTTATTAACTAATGACGCATACATTTTAAAAAATTCTGGTCTTATTGTTCCATCAAAAGCCTTAAAATCTCCATCGGTGACTTTATCAAATTCGGACAGTTCCAAGAACAATTTGTGCCATTGAGAACTATATATATTTACCCCTACCGTTGTACCTATTTCAAAAGCGTGGAGAGTCTCCTTATCTATAAAATCATCAAAGTATTTTCTCATGAGAACTGTATATTCGACGGGAAAATTCATGAATGTTCGAGTTTTACCAATCTTTATTTTCTTTAGAGAAACCCTCTCATCCTTGAGTGTCGTTACTAAAGTGTACGGAAACATGGTCTTCTTATCAAGTAAATTCTCACATCTGTTGATGACATTCTGCAACTCTGGTTTTATACTAATCTCCCCTTGCTGATCTTTATCAAAAAGATGAGTCTTGTTTTTACCTTTAGTATTCCATGGATATCCAGCTGACGTTGATAAATCTAGCTTCTCCAAATTTGGTGTATAACGGGAGTTAATGGCTTCAGTGTGGTTAAATGTTCGAAGTTTATACTGATTAATAGGTCTGTACATATCCGATACTATTCCGAAAGCTTGTGCCATCAACTTATGGGGAAATGGTATGATGGGAGAGCCGTACTTAGCTACAGATGATATGATTGGTGACATGACCTCGTCCATTCGCTTGTCTGTTGGACTCAAAACTGCAGGCTCTGTTAGATGTGGTTGCAATACTTCAAACAATGGACTCTTTACAATCTGTGTGATTCCTTTCTGGTACGGTGGATTCTTAACTCTTCCTAAAAAGTAAAAATTTCCATCCAGATCGGATTCTGCATCAAAGAACTCCTCCTCCACATACTCGACATCTGCACAAAAACCTTGCACCTCTCTTAGTGAAAAGTACTTTTCAGCTTCTTCAATCACCCTCATGGTCAGGACTTCTGAATTTCCAGTAAAAGCATCACCTGCCACATGTAAACCAGCAATTTTCATCCCTGACTTTGTATTTATCAAGAGTGGTGTGCCGCAGTCTCCTTTTATCATTCTTTGGTTATACTGCCATATATTTCTACCTTCGTATACTGTCCCATAATCATCAACATATGGAGCATCTGTTAGGTATGACTTAACGGGTAGGATGGTTGGTGTATAGTCCTCTGCATTTGTCTTTGTTAAGAGAATCAACATTGCTTCTTCTCCAGCCTCGTCAATCAATGCATCTGATGCTAGTATTATGTTCCTCTGGGTCTTAAATAAGGGGATATCTCCTGATATATTTATAATTGCTAAATCTTCTTCTTCTGACAGGTAGACATTTTTCTTATCCACAATAAAGTCAAATGTTACAGGACCTCTCTCTATACGCACAACGTCTCCTGATCTTACAACATTGTCACCTCGCTTCCACAAGTGTTTTGGTGTTATTATTAAAGAACCACCAGGTGACCAGCCCCACAAAGTTTGAGTTATATTTTTCCCATTTTTGTCTTCTATTATAGTCGTTAGTCTAACCATATTTTTGCTTATTCTTTGCGCTAGCTCGACATCATTTTGCCTAGATCCCATTGCCATGCGCGTTATTGGTTTTGTTTTGCGCTGCAATCTCTGTGTTGCTACATCACCAGACAAACTATGGGAAGTAAATGTTGAAACCAAAGATGGAACCCAGGATTTATATATGGCATACGTGGCTGAAGCTCCTCCTACAATTAATGGTAAGAGATACTTGAGGGGTATACCAAATATTTCTGTATCAGCATATGACATAACCTTATTCCAAACGTCCCATAATTTTCCGTCCCAAGTCCTTTCTAGATCTTCTGATGTTCTAATAATGTTCTTTAAACTCTCTAGTGATGTCTCTTCTGCATGTCTCAGCTCCATTTTTCCTGATGTCACCAAGTAATTGGATATTTCTCTTCGTAAGTTTTGGCAGAAATGATCCACATCCCTATACTGTTCATAAACTCCATTGTCGAAAGGTAATGGTCTTTTACGTATAAAATCACACCAAGAGTAATCAAAATTGTCAAAATCAACGACTGAATGGTCTTCTTTCCACTTCATACTAACTACTATATCTCTTCTCCTATTAAAGGCATCGAGATTAGTAACTATAGGTGAATTATGAAGATGCGTGACATTTGACGTAACGATAATGATTCGAGATGTAAAACGAACTTCTCCCTTTACTCCAGTAGATATATTGTCTACAGATGAAACCTCGAGTGGGCATTCATTAGTATCCACAAATCGTATCAACCATTGCTCCTCCTTTTCTTGCGTGAACTGCAGATAATCGTTGAGTACAAATATAGGTTGATTATTGTAACCATCAAAATATTTATTAGATGTATTATGAGAATATATATATTTGGATATATCCTGACTTTTTATTAATGGGTAAAGGCTATCGTCCGAGCATCCTGATAACATCTGTTCTAGCCCTATTTCTGCTATTTCTTTCACCATTGTACTCTTTCCAATACCTGGATCCCCGCTTAGCCAAATAACAAAGGGTAGTTTTCTTCTTCCTGGTAGTAAACCTAGTTCATCTGCTTTTTGGTACATTTTATCATACCAAGTTATTATCTCTGGAATTGTTCTATATATCTTCCTTTTTATGCCATAGTTCTCTGTGCAGATCTTCTTGCACAACCATCGTCCATCTAAAAAGCGAGCGAAGTTGTGAGAATTATAAAATACGTCTGTTTCTGTTCTATTCATCAAATCATGAGATAATTCAACTAATTTCCTATACAGGGGTTGTGTGGTCATTAATATATACATACCAAAGGCTGGTATCTTTTCACAGATAAATGATTGTATTATATCTGGCAAATACGTAATTATATTAACAAACACGTTCTCCACTGTTTTAACTGTCAAAATTGTAGCAGAAAGACCTTTTATACTATTCATGAGAGTTTTAGCATCTAGAGTTGAATTAGACCCCAAGCCTAATAAGATGAGAATTGATAATATATTTTGGGTTAAAGTCGGTGGGTCAAAAGCTTGCGTCTCCCTAGTTATTAAATTAGCCGGGACTGGCTTCATTTGTGGCAAAAGTGCCGACAACAAGTAATGTTTGGCTGCTATCCAACCTCCCAAACCTGCAAACATCAATAATGCTTGCTGTGTATCAATTTGACCAATATACCATGTGTATATAATTCTTATCACTGCAATCAATTCTATTATATATTTCTTTATGGAATCCAATATCTTCTCTGGTTGCAGACCAAATGTATGTTCCTTGATGGTATGGTATGCATTTTTCCCTGTTTTATACATCAGATAATAAGAAAATGCTGATGCAAGAGCAGTAACTGCTTCGGATACATAGGTCAAAGTAACCCCAAAACTTTGCGTGGTTCGTGGTAATATGGTCAGGCGTCTATCTGTGTGAATATTCCCTGATTTGGCATACAGAGACGATATCCTATACCATTCATTACCAGAACTAGTAAAAATATGTTTATATTTTGGGGTGTTATAGTTAAACAAAAATTTCTCTACAAAACTATTTATAACTCTCATATCATTCCTGTGGTATCGTCTATTCTCTTTAGAAATCTCTTGGATAAGTTCAAGAACTTGATTCATAGCTTCTAATCTATCTGAGGCCTTAGTCCATGGGACTATATCATTCTCTCCAGTGTGCCTTTTGATTGTTTGTGTTTGTGTATCCATGGGTGCCTTACGCGTTTTGTTTATGTGTTTAACTTATAATAGTTTTTACATGTATAAATACATGGCCTTCTGCTTGAAATCAAATCGACATTTGATCGGGTATCATTACACAACTTCCTGATAACTGGAACCTAAAATCTTGTAACCTTCAACTACTATACAAGTTTCTGTAGCGAGTAAGCCTATTACTATATGCAAATGCATGATAATAAAATTAATAAATATGATAAATAAAGGTCTCCGTATAGCTGGGCGCCTCCACTAAAGTGAGCCACACTATACATCAGCCATCCACGAGCTTTAACCCCAGTGAACGTGACATAAAGTATGCTTTAATGGGTCATAACACACATCATCCAACCAAAAGCTGTTACCCTATTTGATTGTGACATGTAATTATGCTACAAGTTTAATCGACCTGTAGGAAATAGGACC